TCCCAAAATACCACTAGAGGATGGCATCCACGCCACCACTATGACCTTGCCAAGAACCTTTATTGATGTTGACCATTGCAAAAAGTTAATAGATGCGTTAAGACATTACCACAGGAAGTACATTGACAAAAATAGAATGTTCAGATCGAAACCTGTACACGATTGGAGTTCCCATGCTTGTGATGCTATGCGTTACCTAGCAGTTGGTCTCCAAGAAATAAATACTAGACAATCTGCTCCGCAAAGTGTAGCAGATAATGAATATAGGATTATATAATTATGGGATCAATATTCAAACCAAAAATGCCAGCGTTGCCACCAGTTCAACCTTTGCCAGAACCCCCTTCGGCAGAACTATCGCCAGAGGAAGAAGCAAGAATCCAAAAGGAACAAGCTGCAATTGAAAGAAGAAGAGTGGGTAGAAAAAAAACTATCCTTACTGGTCCACTAGGTATTGCTGAAACTAAAGAAGAAAAACTTAAAACTTTATTAGGAGAATAATATGGCTTTTGGAAATATGTTACAAAAATTAATGCAAAGACCAGATGTAAAAAAAGCATTTAAAGAACTTAAACAAAAAAATACTAATAAAACTGTAAATACATTAGTACCAAAAAGTAAACCTGTTAAGTATGCTTCAATAGGTAAATCTCAAATGAGTATGGGTAGAAGTGGAACAGTAGTTACATCTAATGGATTACTAGCTAAAAATAAAACAACAATTAAAAAAAATAAATTATTAGGAGCTTAATATGTTAGAAAAAATTAAAAAAATTTTTAAAAAAAAACCTGCAGTAAAAAAGGTAGAAGAAAAATTTGATAACATGAACGATATGCAGAATGCAATAGGTTCAAATACTAAACAAGAAGTAAAAGCAGAAGTTAAATCTGAAACTAAATCTTCTTTAACATTTGGAAATTAGTATGGGTGCAAATAGTGCATCAACTGGTGGCGGTGGTGGAGTTGGTCCAGCAGGAAGAAAAACTTCTGGAACTTATGGAACTGTAAGTGATGCAAGAAAAACTTCAGAAAGATATGAGTTTGAAAATGCTGGTGCAAAAAAAATAGCAAAGGGTATTAAAACTCCATCTCTTGCTCTTAATGCTACAGCAGCAATATTATCTAAACCATTACAAGCTGGATCAAAAGCAACAAGAAATTATTTTAAACAAGAAGTTTTAGGTAAAGGTGGATATAAAAAAACAAGCGTTCAAGATTTTGAATCTATGAGTAGATCAGCTCAAGAATCTATGTACAAAGATTATATAACAGGAAGAAATTCTGGTAAGACAGATGCTTATGGTAGAACAATTAATCAATCAGATAATGGTGGTGCAATAGGATCAAGTGGTCAAGTAGTACAAGCTCCAACAGTAACTGCTCCAACAACCGCAGAAGTTTCTCAGAGTGCAGCAACAGATGTAGCAGAAGATGATATTCTTTTAAGAAAAAAAAGAACTAAAGCTGTAGGAAGATCAGTAAATATTTTAACAGCATCTAAAGGTGATACATCTAGCTTGACTTTAGGTAAACCAAGTTTATTAGGTAGAGCATAATGGCACAAACAGATTTAGCAAAAAATTTATTAAAACGATTTGATCGATTAAAATCTCAAAGACAAAATTGGGAAAGTCATTGGCAAGAAGTTGCAGACTATATGCAACCAAGAAAAGCAGATGTAACTAAATCAAGATCAAGAGGTGATAAAAGAACAGAACTTATTTTTGATTCTTCTCCATTACAATCAGTAGAACTCTTAGCTGCATCACTACATGGTATGCTAACAAATCCTGCTACCCCCTGGTTTTCTTTAAGATTCAAAGAAGATGATATGGAGAATGAAGATGAAGCAAAAGAATGGTTAGAATCTGCTACAGAGACTATGTACTCTGCATTCAATAGATCAAACTTCCAACAAGAAATATTTGAATTGTATCATGATCTAATTACTTTTGGTACAGCAGCAATGTTTATCGAAGAAGATGATGAAGATCTTTTAAAATTCTCAACAAGACATATTAACGAAATATATATTGCTGAAAATGAAAAAGGTAGAATTGATACTGTCTTTAGAAAATTTAAAATCTCTGCAAGAGCAGCAATACAAAAGTTTGATAAGGTATCAAATAATATTGCAGTAACTGCTAAGAAAGATCCATACGAAGAAGTAGAAATACTTCATGCGGTTTATCCAAGATCAGACTTTGATCCTAAGAAACAAGATAAACAAAATATGCCATTTGAATCTGTGTACATAGAAGCAGGAACAGGTGAAGAATTATCTGTCTCTGGATTCAGAGAGTTTCCATTTGTAGTACCAAGATATTTAAAAGCATCACATGAAATCTATGGCAGATCTCCAGCAATGACAGCTTTACCAGATGTTAAAATGTTAAATGAAATGTCTAAGACTACAATTAAGTCTGCACAAAAACAAGTTGATCCACCTTTATTAGTTCCAGATGATGGATTTATTTTACCTGTAAGAACTGTACCAGGTGGTTTAAATTTTTATAGAAGTGGTACAAGAGATAGAATTGAACCATTAAACATTGGTGCGAATACTCCACTAGGTTTAAACATGGAAGAGCAAAGAAGAAACTCAATTCGTAATGCGTTCTATGTAAATCAATTAATGATGCAAACTGGTCCACAAATGACCGCAACAGAAGTAATCCAAAGGAACGAAGAGAAGATGAGATTGTTAGGTCCAGTTCTTGGTAGACTTCAATCTGAATTATTAAAACCATTAATCGATAGAGCCTTTGCAATTTTACTTAGAAAGAATTTATTTAGACCAGCTCCAGAATTTTTAGCAGGTAAAGATATTGAGATTGAATATGTATCACCATTAGCTAAAGCACAAAAATCTTCTGAGTTACAATCAATCATGAGAGCAATTGAAATCATGGGATCACTATCAAATGTTGCTCCAGTATTCGATCATATCAATATGGATAAACTCGTTAGACACTTAACAGACATCGTGGGTGTACCTCAAAAAATATTAAAACCTCAGAACCAATTAAATGCTGAGAGACAACAAGCACAAGCTCAACAAGAACAAATGATGCAAATGCAACAACTACAACAAGTAGCAGAAGCAGGAGGAAAAATAGCACCACTCGCAAAGGCTTTACCAGAAGAAGCTAGAGCAGTAGCGAATGCTGATATTGAGTAATGAGTGATCTCAAACAATTCGAAAAACAATTAAAGGAAATCAGAGAAGCATATAAAATGATTTTTGATTCAGACGAAGGTAAAATAGTTTTGTCTGATTTAGAAAAGCGATGTCACTTTTGGTCTACCACTAATGTTAAAGGGGATAGTCATGAAAGTGCATATATGGAAGGTCAACGCAGCGTACTTCTATTTATTAAATCAATGCTGCAAAATGATAACACAAAAGGAAAATAACAATGTCAGAAGAACAGATAACACAGGAAACTGTGCCTGTAGCAGAGACAACACAACCTACTACAGAAGCACCAAAACAAGAAACACAAATTGAACAAGCACCAACTACTTTTAAATCCTGGAAAGAAGCGATACCAGAAGATTTAAGAAATGATCCAAACATATCTAAGTTTACTGAGCTTGAAGCTCTTGCTAAATCTTATGTGAATGCAACAAGAATGATTGGTCAAGATAAAGTTGCTGTGCCTAATAACAATTCAACAGAGGATCAATGGAATGAAGTTTATAATAAACTAGGTAGACCAGAGTCTCCAGATAAATATAAACTAGAAGTTAATTCAGATGTTGTTCCATTAGATGAAAGTGCAATTAAATCTTTTACAGAAAATGCTCACAAGCTAGGTTTAAATAATAAACAAGCTCAAGGTATTCTAGAGTTCTATAAAAATTCTATGGAAGGTTCTGTGCAACAAAGTCAAGTTGATATGGAAACTGCACAAGCTCAAGCTGAGCAAGAACTTAGAAAAGAATGGGGTAGAGCTTATGATGACAATATCAGAAAAGCTGGAGCATTAGCTAAAGCAAATATGAATCCAGAAATTTTAGATATGCAATTACAAGATGGTACAAGATTAGGAGATCATCCTGCAATCATTAAAGGCTTTGCTAGTATTGCTAATCTATTATCTGAAGATAAATTGGTAAGTACCGAAAGTGAAAATGTATCACAAGGTACTGACTATGCCGCTGAAATAAGTAAAATTGTTAATGATAGAGATGGTCCATATTGGAATAAAGCACATCCAGATCATGACAAAATAGTTCAGCAAGTATTTACTTTAAGAACAATGATGAATGGATAATACAGAACTAAAGTTAGAGATATTGCGTATCGTTGTAGAGAGTGGTTCGGAGAATCAAAAATCAAATCCCTTGCCAATCTGCAATGAATATTATAAATGGGTTTCTATGGCGGATGAAAATTC